TACATTCATTAATAGTATGTTATACTAGAATAAATCTGATAAATTTGAAACACTTACTATAGTTATTAGAAATGGAGTTTTCTATGGATTTACAAATGATACTATTTATTGCTTTAATCATTATTTTTTTTATAATTCCGTTACTAGTATTTATTATTAAATCTGCAGTAAAGCAAGGAATTTTGGAAGCTTACAAGATTATTAAAAATGATAAAGATAATAATATTTTATAATTCTAATCTAAAATCTAGCATGTTCAATAAAAATCCTCTTTTTTAAAGAGTTGGATATTCTTCAATTATTTCTTGTTATTAGTTGTATAAGACTCATATAAGGTATCTACTTAATAGAGAAAAAGAGAATTATAGATGTTTTGAGGGAAAGTGGCTATTTTTAAGAATAGATCAATCAACTTTGTTTTATTGTATTTTGATACCCTTGTGTTAATATCTGGATAAAAAAGAAATGCCCTAACAGTATTCTTCATGTTTATGTGAATATGAATTAATCTGCTAAGGCATTTCTTTTTATTTGTATCTTTAAAATATCATTTAAAATAATCAAATTTTTAGCAAAGAAGGTCTTTTTGGTACCATATGAGACGCATTTGTGCAAGATTTCCTCCTTCTTCAGATGTTTCAAACATATGGTTGATTACCTTTGCTTTTGGGAAAAAAGAAAAAGCCTTAAAACAGCGATTTTACGCGGTTTCTAAGGCTTTTTAATACAGGGGATGAGAGAATCGAACTCCCATAGAAAGTGCTAAAACCCATGTAAAATCAATGATTGTTATGTTTCGTGTTGCATTTCGTGTTGCATAGACTCAAAATAGTTGATTGCAATCTTATTCATTTTATCTTCCATGTCCGGAAGAGTGTGACGGTAGACTTCTTTCAGCACCGAATCATTTCCCCATCCACCAGATTGCATGATATACGCATCTGGTATTCCTAGCGCATGTTGAACAGAAGCGTTGTAATGCCTTAAGTCGTGGAATCGGAAGTGAGGTATCTCTAATTTCTTAAGGAGATTTCCAAATGATGTTGTTAATGTATTCGGATTCATGTCTACAGTGTCGGTTGAAAGTTCCAAGAACTTCTCGATTACGAATGATGGATAATTCACATATCTGTCACCAGCATAAGACTTAGGTGCTTTCACAATCCATTCGCCCTCAACATTCATAACCATTGTTTTTGTAACGTGTATCGTGTGATTCTTGATGTCGGACTTCTGTAATGCACAGATCTCACCTCTTCGCATAGCTCCAAACGCTGCGAGGAGAATTGGCACTTCCATGATAGTTCCTTCTGATGCACGAACAATCTTCTTAATGTCCACTTCTGTAGGAATGTAAATGTTGCTCCTGAGTTTTTTTGGAAGAGTGATATTGATTACAATTCCCGGACGAAATCTTTTCATTACCGCGCTGATCAGTCCATTCATGTCACGAACAGACTTAGGTGACAGCTCTGTAGATGCCTTATTAATCACCTTTTGAATTACGCTTTGTGTGATTTCCTTTAGCTGATACTCTTTGAGCGGTACCATGCAATTACGTTGCATACTCTTGTACTTTCTGATGCTGGACGGTGAGAGGACAGCGGACCGTTCCTGGATGTACTTTTCTAGTGCATCACCGAAAGTCATTTGTACTTCTTCATCTTTCTTGATTTCTTTGTTATCTGCCCATTCAGCAGCCATTGCTTCAGCTTTTCTTTTTCCTCTTGCCGATGGATCATCACAAGTGAAAGACTTATAGATTCTTTTCTGTTTCTGTTTCTTCGTTTTCGGATCAATAACAGGTTTTCCGTTTTTATCTAAGACAATTTCATAGTGGCTGAATACCTGACATCTCCAGGATCCGGAAGGTAACTTCTTAGCTGTTGCCATATAATCATCTCCTTTTAAGTATAAAAATAACAGCCATACAATAGAACAACAGTTCTGATTGATTGACTGCTCCGAAGATGATACAATATTACTGTTCATATAATTCGCATTGCTCTTCGGAGTTGTGTATCAACCGTTCCTGCGCCAACAGGAGCGGTTTTATTTTATTTAATTATCTCTGTTTACAAATTCGCTACATACATCTCTTAATTCTGTATATAACTTATCTGTAAGTTCTTCACCGGCATATTGTCTTGACAGTAGTTCTCTTCCATAAGCTCTCAATTCTGCATCGGATAAGGAAGAAAGTTTGTTGTCATAAACGTATTCTTTTGTATTCATGGTTCCTCTCATGCAAATGAACCTTGTTCCAAACACCGCAAATTAACTATTTACTGTAAACAAACTGAATATCTTTTGATGACCAGAAATCAGGAGCAACGCTAACCTCGAATTTCGAGAAAGTTGTAGGTACCTGATATGCAATCACACCGTTCATCTTCTTTCCAGCAGCAACACTTCCATCAAGCTGATTCTTTCCACTGGCTTCAGGGGCTTGAAGTCCAACAAGATCTTGTGTTAGAGAGTAATCATCGCAATAGGCTTCGAAATTCATTACGGAGCTGATGCTGATATCTTTTGATGAGTTGTTTGCAATCTCAAACTCAAGGATTAAGAACTCGTTTCCTTCGTCAGGGGTAGTATATTCCCCACCGGCAGATTCGGTGATGTTCACAAGTGTAATTTCAACATCATTGAGATTCACAGTATCTCCAACGTTAAATACAGTCTGTTCCGGTTCTGATTCATTCTTTGAAGCATCTTGCGTTGCGTCAGTAGAAGTGTCACTGTTTACCTTTTTAGGTCCGTCATCCTTTCCACCAATAACAGAACCTATGATACCGAGTATAATAATTACGCCGATAACAATTAATACAGTTTTTAAACATCCACCTTTCTTTTTCATTCGTGTTTCCCTCTCTTTCTTTTTGTGATAGAGCCTTGTTTTCTAAGCGCACCACGCGCTTTATATAAATCCCTTCCGGGAGTTATATCCTTATTTTGTTAATTCATCATATTGGTCACGATTTTCCTTGTCATCTTCCTTTTTAAGTTTATAATTCTGACTCTTAATTCTGCGAAGACGATCACTTTCATCCATCCTAGCTTTTTGCTCTAATCTCTTTTTCTGTTTATATTGTTCCTTGTAGAATTGAATCAGCGCGTCTCTTTCTTCTTTAGATAAGCTGGTTGATTTAGCTTCTTCATCCTTGGTGATATCTTGTACTGGTTCTTCTATAATTTCTGCTACAGGCTTGCTAGTTACTGGTTGAGTATCTTCTATTTCAAATTTGGGAGGACTATATATCACTTTTCTATTAGCAACATGGTCCGATGTGAATTTCATACCAGTAGGAATAGCTGTTTCCTTCTTCACAATCTTATATCCGCAACATGGACAGAATTTAGAATTAATATCTATTACAGAACCACAAGCTGAACAAATCTTCTCCTTTCTTTGTTCTTTTGGCATTGGATCAATTTTGGGTTGCTGCGGAATCAATGAAGAACCGCAAGCTGTGCAGAAGTTACAACTGCTTACTATCACGGATCCACAGAAAGGACAGTTCATCATATCCTGTTTTACTGTCTCTTTTTTCTTCTTTGTCAGATATCGAATCAGTGGGTATGGAATAAACATAACCCACCCAGAAAGAAGAAATAGTGAATCAAGAAAACTGTCAGATGGTCTTGTAGGTATACTTATCACATAGAACCAAAGAATAAACCATCCAAAGAAAATAGCAATAGTTATATTCCTATAGAAGCGAGAAGTGTGGATAACTTTAGGAACTGGATACATTTGTGTGCATAACTTTCGTTGTTCTTTTCTCCAAACTCTCTGAGCATTCTTTTCTTGCTTGCGGATAAGCTTTAATTCCTTCGTCCTGTTCTTTCTTGCAATCTTTTCACGGTATCTGTACCTTGTTGCACGAATCCACATTCTTCTGATGAGATTAAATTGACTAGGTTTCATAACTCATTCCTCATTATAAATCCTTGCCATATAAGTAGTTATATTCGGCAAGTCGGAATGTGTCACAATGCTCACGAATAAAATCAATGCGCTGTGTATCTCTGGTTCTTCTTCTACGTCCTCTTTTTCGTCTAGTACGGTTCTGCTCCATACATTTACTGTATGCTGATATAACCGGATCAGGTGCTTTCGTAGTAGTATGAGCCAGATATTCTATCTCTTGCACATCTTCTTTATAGAAATCATCGTTTTCAATGTGACTCATAGCATGTTTAAGTGCTGCTTGCTGTGACTCATAGTTGAGTGCTGCATTGATAAATATGGTATAACTGCCATCTTCATTCGGCACTACCATTTCATGTCCTTTCCCTTTTGGAAAGTCCATAAGGATGATGTTAACATCCGGTGTCAAAGTCACCACGTTCCTTTCGTTTCAGTGCGAGAGCCATGTTGTGTAATGCTCTTAAATCGTCTGGATCCATGTCTTTCTGAACATCGAATAGTGTTCTAAGTTCCTTGTTTTCAAAAATTTCTTGAGCAACTTTAGCAGTTTCCTCATTCAGATAGTATTTTTCTGATTCATTCTCCTCACCTGTCATAAGGTAATCAACAGATACATTAAAATAATCAGCAATCAACTTGATTTTAGCAGTATTCGGTGTAGTGTTTCCTAATTTACTTATGTATCCCTTTCCGAATCCAAGTGTTTCTTCTAGCTTATTCATAGAAATTCCATGCTCTTTACATAAGCTTTTGATACGTTCTTTCATGGTTTCCATCCTTTCTGAAAAAATCGCAAAAAACCACTTGACTTTCTGAATATATCGCGTATAATACAATTATGGGTTCTGAAAAAAACGCAAAAAATAAACAGAGTGTCAAAAGTGCTTTATTTAATTTGTTTGTGGTAATTCAAATTATAGGATATTTTCAGAGATTAGTCAATATTTTTAGTGATTTTTTCAGAACCTACGCACTAAAAAAGCGGAGGTGAAAACGTGATTTACGACAACATTTTTGAACGAGCTAAAAAGCGTGGAATCTCAATAAACAAACTTGAGGAACAAGCTGAGTTGTCAAAGGGAAGCATCTGTAAATGGGGAAAAAGCGTAAGTCCTACAGTAAAAAGCATTAAGAAAGTTGCTGACATACTTGGATGTACGGTTGATGAGCTGATTACAGAGAAGAAATCAAAAAGGAAGTGATTGGATGCCGAAGTTAAAGACATCTGAAAGAGAAAGGCAGAACAGAACACTTCTCGCAATCATCGAGTCAGGAAAGACTATGACAGCTATCGATACTCAGAAGCTTTCAAAACTGACCGGTATCCCGCCAAGTACTCTGTACCAGAGATTAAGTCAGCCAGACAACATCCGAATCAGTGAATTACGAGAAATCCTAAGGGTACTCAAAATCACTGATGAGGAAAAGGCGAAGATCGGTAGGGAAGTGATATGAGAGATTGTAGTTACTGCAAAAAGAGAAACAGATGCATGGAAAGAAGCAGATGTATTCCGTGTGCATCATTTCAGAAAGAAGGTGAGAAAAATGAATCAGATCGATATGATCGACATCCAAAGAAGAGCAATCCAGATAGTTAATACCAAGAGACAGCCAAGAAGAATTGAGCATGATGACAGAGAAGAAACAACGTCAGCGGTTATGACAGTAGTTGCGATGGTATTGGTAGTTGTCTTAGGAATCGCAACATGGGTTATCTTCGGATATTAAAAAAGAGTGCCATGATAAAGGCGGCAACCTTCAGGCACTCGGCTATAAAACCAACTTAATAATAACATTTCAGAGAGGAGAAAGCAATGGGAGAAAAAACATTAGAGGTAAGTATAGATAAATTTGTAGAGCTGTGCAAGACAGATGCACGCATGGAAACACTTAAAGCTTACATTGAGAAAGCTGAGAAGAAGGGTGGATTCGTTGAACTTGATACAGTGAAACTCATCATTGGGGTGAAGGAACATGAAAGTTTATAGAGGCATCGGACCGGAAGAAGGAACAATCGTAACAGAAGAGGAAGCATTTGATTATGCATTAGAGCGTTGCCTAAAAGGAACAGAAGAAGACCAGGAAGAGTTTAGAAAAGAACTTGTCGAGTGGTTCTTCTCCGGCAACTGGATAGATGAAGAAAGGAGCGGATTGTAATGCCACTTGAAAGCTACGAAGAACTTAGAAATGTAGATATCAAGAAGTACTGTAAGAAAAGAGACGGACTTGATTATCTAAACTGGGCAACATGTATCAACCTTTTGAGAATGCATGGAGCAGACAAGGTTTACTGGGAACCAGTACCGGATCCAGTAACCGGTAGCAGCCTTAGAAAGACAGATGTAGAGTTCTCTGATAAGAACGGAAATAAAAACAGATGTTACGAGACACTGATTAAGGTTGTTATTGATGAGAACACGTACTTCATGCAGACACCTGTAATGAATGGAAGCAATCCGGTAAAGGATAATTCAATGACACAGCAGAGAGTATGGAACAGCATGTGCAGAGCATTTGTAAAGTGTGTTGCTATCCATACCGGACTAGGATTTGATCTGTGGCTGAAAGAAGAGAACCACAACGAACCATTCATTCCGGAAACGTTAAAGAAACGTGCATCCGCTGCAAAAATCAAAACAATCAAGCAAATATGTACAAGTCATGGTGTCGATGGCGATACTTGGGTTGCTGGCAATGGAAAGACCTGGGAAGAACTAACAGAGGAAGAAGCAGCCATGATGCTCAATGCATTGAAACAGAAGTATGGTGATGAGTAATGCGCTTCACCGGAAAGCTCAAAGAACCAATCATCGACTTCGTAACGCATCGTCTGACCATTCTATTTGAGCCAAATGAGGACTTTCTTGAGACTTACGAGGAATTGAAAGGCAAAGAGGTTTTAAGCCTTGAAATAAAGCCATACAGGAAGAAAAGAAGTCTTGATGCAAATGCTTACTACTGGGTACTACTCACCAAGCTTGCAAAGGTAATGAACACATCTAATGCAGAAATGCATAACTTGATGCTGATTCATTACGGAGAGCCGGAGATCATTGAAGGAAAGCCGATATACATGACAGTACCGGATACGGAAGATGCAGAAAAGAAAGTGATGCAAGCAACAGAATATCATCTGATGCCGACATCACAAGTAAGGCAAGGCTTGGACGGTATCGTGTACAGAACATACAAGCTATTAAGAGGTTCAAGTACCTACGATACATCAGAGATGGCAAGGCTCATTGATGGACTTATTACAAGTTGCAAAGAAGCAGGACTTACAGCATCAGAGATTGCCACACCGGATGAAAAGAGATTACTGAAAGAAAGGTATGGCGTGGACATTGGCTAAACGATTGAAGAGCGTGTTTACTGACGATATGGACCACTGCTTCTTCACTGGATATCCTTATCCACACATACACCATATCTTTTGTGGCAGCAGAAGAAAGATATCTGAGAGATACGGATTTGTGATTCCCCTTGCACCGTATCTCCATGAATTTCAAAAGGGGAGCGTACATGACAATCCGAATCATGGACTGGACTTGGAGCTTAAGCAGATGGCTCAACGATATTTCGAAGAGCATATAGGCAGCAGAGAAGAGTTCAGAGAGGTATTCGGAAAGTCTTGGCTATAACCGGTATTAACCTAGCGGATAAGGTTGATATATAAACTCCTAATGGCTGACTGAAACAGTATGTCACAATCCTTAATCAGAGCCATGATGATTCATCTCCTCGGCTTGTCCGGGGAGAGAAAGGAGAACAATGCAGACTTACGATATTGACATATTAGATTACATCAGAACCGGACATGACAGAGCAATTACAAGAGCCGAGCTGTCTGATCTGACCGGAATAGACGATAGAACAATTAGAGACATGATCCATTATGCAAGATGAGATATACCAATTCTCAACATGCAAGATGGAAGAGGGTACTTCGTTCCAGACATGAACATCTTAGAAGAGAGAATGATGCTGATGAAGTACATCAGACAAGAAGAAAGCCGGCTGAAGAGTATCGGCTGGGCACTAAAAACAGCAAGGCGAACAGCCAAGAATTGCAACATGGAGGTAGACACAGATGAACTCAAACCGAAAAGGGAAAGAGGGAGAAAGAGAGTTAGCAAATCTGCTTAAAGACAGATACGGATATGATTGCCGGAGAGGGCAGCAGTTCTGTGGATCCAATGGAGATGCGGATGTAGTCGGTCTTCCTGGCATCCATATTGAGTGCAAGAGGGTAGAGAAGCTTAACATCTATGAAGCTGTGAAACAGTCCATAAACAATGCGAGAGAGGGCGAAATGCCTACGGTAATGCATCGGAAGAATCACAAGGATTGGCTGGTCACAATGACAATGGAAGATTGGATGAAATTATATGAAAGGCGATTACATAAAGATTAATCGGTCACTTCTCGAGTGGGGGTGGTACAAAGACAAAAACACTTCCAGATTGTTCATACACATGCTTTTAAAAGCGAACTGGAAGGACGGATTTTTCTTAGGAATTGAGATAAAAAGGGGGTCATTCGTATCTTCTTTAGCCAAATTATCTGAAGAAACCAACCTTTCAGTTAGAGAGATAAGAACAGCAATAAAACACCTAGAATCGACAGGCGAAGTGACAAGCAAAAAATATAACAAATTCAGCGTATTTACGGTAAATAATTACTGTTCGTATCAATCGAGTGACACGCAAAGTGACAAGCAACTGACAAGCAACCGACAAGCAAGTGACAAGCAAGTGACAACAATAGAAGAAGGGAAGAAAGGAAGAAAGAAAGAATATATAGATACTAACGTATCTATAAAGCAGCATAGCATTCAATCCATCATCGATGCATGGAATCAGCTAGAGCCTTACGGAATCAAAATGATTTACCGCATCAACCAGGGTTCTAAGAGATGCACTTCACTGATTGCCTTACTTGAGCAATTCGGAGAAGAGAAAGTGATACAAGCTGTTGATAAGGTCAAACAGAGTGAATTCCTTCAGGGAAAGACAGATACAAGGTTCTCACTGAACTTCGATTGGTTCATCAATCCGGACAACTTTGCTAAGATCCTTGAGGGAAAGTACGATGAGAAGTTCAAGAAGCAGATGAAGAACAATAACAACTTTGAGCGAAGACAGTATGACATGGATGATTTGGAGAGCAAGCTACTTGGAAGGTGATTAAGAATGGCAGAGATAAAAAGTGGCTGGGCGGTATGTTCAGTCTGCGGAAAAGAATTTGAGATAGTCGGCAACCGGAAGAAGTGTTGTAGCAAGGCTTGCGGAGAAGAAAGAAGCCGGAGACAGTGCTGCGAGAGAGGAAAGGCAAGATACAGAGCCTTGAGTCCTGAACAGAAAAAGGAACTGGCAATGAAACGAAAGCAAGCCAAACCGAAGAAAGTAAAAGGCGCAAAAGAACCGAAGTATCGAAGCGAATTAGTAAGAGTCGCAGCTGAAGCAAAGCAGCATGGTATGAGCTACGGAGAGCACGTTGCAACCGGTGGAAGGAGAAACAATGGGTAAGACACTTGATGTAGAAGAATTTCTTTCGTGGCTGAATGAAGCCGAGGAAGAACTAAAGGGAGAAAGAGCGGATGAGCTGAACCCTGATCGCAAGGATGAAGGAATCCTACTGGCAACCGAGAATGT